AAGAAATATTTTTGTTGTTTTTTGGATTCAAACTTCTCCATTAATCTTTTATACTCCTCCTCTAATTCACCAGTTCCGTCGCCATAATTTTTGAATCCGTCGTCAGAGTCTGGTCCTACTTGATGTGGGTCTTGAGTTCTTTCACCTTTTTCAAAATCCATAGAGTCTTCTTCATCCTCTTTAACTTCTTTTTCGTAAACTTGAAATGTTTGTTTTTTATTTTTTAAGTCTTGTATTTTAGCCGAGTCTGTTTTTGGTACCATGGTCATACCGCTAGACTGTTCATTGAGTAATCTATTGTATAACATGTTAACTTGAGATTCGCTCAAACTACTAACAGTAGACGGTTTAAGTCCGTATTGGATTAATTTTAATTGTTTTTGGTTAGTTTTCATATACAACCTTTGTTTCAAATTCTAAAACGATATCACGTTCATATAATTTATCTTTTACAGATTTTTCATCATCACCAAACCTAAATACTAATCTGGTTTTATAATCAAAATCTATATCATCACTTTCATTTTCCCACGCTAAGGCAATTACACCATCTATCGCATCAGACATAGAAAAAAAGTCGGAGTTTTGAACTACCGACATTGTTATTTTATCATTTTTTAGAACACCTACTTTTTTTATGTATTCTAAATCTGGTGGTAATGGATATCCGTTAGATGGTTTTGATTCCCAGTTTTCACCCCATATTTTTTCTTTAGTGTCAGAAAACACAAACTCATATATGTTGTCACCCTTATAATTGGGTCCAAGTTCATTAACATATATTAAAAAACTCATAGAATTTGACCGTTTTTAGAAATTTTGATTTGTTTATTATTAACTTCAAATACCAAATTTTTATTTTTAGTTTTACCCAATAATTTAGCGTTTGGGTATTTTGAAACTAATTTTTTACCCATAATTTCTTGTGAAAGTGTTTCAGAAACCACTTTAATGTTATTTAAAGTTTTTTTCTTATGCTCTACGATTTGTTGTTTTTTGGCGATTATTTGTTTTTTCTCACCTTCGGTTATTGTGAAATATTTTTTCAAAACACTATCAACTTTTGATTCAGTGAACATACCCTCAATCATATCTGTTAATTTGTTTTCATGGTTATCTACGTTCATATCTTCATCAACACCTTTAAATAAATTATCAACAAATTCTTCAGCATTTTTATCTTCAGCCATTTCACCTTCAGGCGATGGTTCCATAGGTTCTTCAACTTCCATATCAACATCAATAACATCTTCATCACCACCATCCATATTAGGTTCTTCTTCCGAACCTTCTAATTTACTAACAATATCCTCCATATCTTCTTCTTCAAGATTATCTAATTTCAATGCGGACAATATAGAGTTAATTACGTATTTAATATCTTTAGAAGACATTTGTTGCTCCTCATCATCGTTTAAAGTTCTAATTTTTTGTGCTAACTTACCCGTTAGTTTTTGAATAACTTTATATGTGACAACATCATCATCACCTTCGTCATTCATGTCAACATCTATTTCAGAATCAACATCCATTTCAGGTTCAGGTAATGGTTCTTCAGATGGAACTTCAGGTGATGGTGCCGGAGCGGGTGCCGGAGCGGGTGCCGGAGCGGGTGCCGCTACAGGTGATGGAACAGTATCTTGTTCTTTAGTCTCACCTTTATCACCAAATTTTAAAATATATTTAGTTGACGCTTTTTCATCAACCTCACCTTCAAACAAATTAATATTACCTTCATACCCTTCATTTAGATTAACTTCTTTGGCTATTAAGTTAAGTCTTTTAAATGCTTGTGAATATGAAGAATAATATTTTCTATTTTTCATAGGTTCAAGGTAGTCCATATCTACAGACTCAGTTAGTGATTTTTTAATCACATATCCATTTTTCTCTTTTACGATATGGTATTTATTTCCATCCGATAATGTTTTTGAATAATCAATACTCATATCCTCATTTATCGGATTTGGGGTACTTTCTTTATATCTAGCAATTTCAAGAATACGATTAATTTTATCCATACCTTGTAATTTTTCACTTCCTATTGGTTTTAATTTTCCCATTTTAGTTTTTTTTTAAAAATTATTTTATATATAAATATGTTGTGAATTAAAAATGTTTATATTTAATTCATAATGTTATTGTGTTATTTTGGTTTGAGGTAAAATTCCTTGTACCGCTTGTGTTAAATATTTTTGAAGTGTTGATGATTCTTCATTATCATCATTAGTTGGTGTACTTGGGAAATCATTACTTGATTTGGTAATAGCTTTACCACCGATTAAATATGGTTCAGGGTCCACAGTTTTGCCGTTCTGATATAGTTCAAAGTGCAGGTGAGCTCCGGTGGACCTACCTTTACCTTTATCTTGAGGACCACCACCTGTAAATGCAACAATATCACCTTGATTAACCCTATCACCTTTTCTAACTTTTATTTCTTTTAAATGACAATATCTTGTTTTTAAACCATTTCCGTGGTCAATATATAATGTACCACCGCAAGAATCGTTTCTTATTTCAGAATCAATTACAGTTCCGTTTGCTGGCGAAACAACCTTAGTTCCAGATGGTACAGCAATATCAATACCACTATGTTTCTTACCCCATCTGTCACCAAACTTACTACTAATTCTAGTACTGTTTACCGGATTTAAAAGTTTTGACATTTCAGCTTCACTCAACGATAATAACTTATCTTCATGTTTGTTTTGGAAATTATATAATTTTTCAATATAACCATTTCTTCTTAATATTTTAAAAACAATATTTTCATCTGAGTATTCACCGTCTTTTTCAAGACCGCAGGTTCTGTATTTTTTTAATTTTTCTTTATACTTTTTAAGTAATTCTTTAGCGTCATCAATAGGTTCGTCTTTTGCGTTTTCAATAACCCCATCAATAATTTCCATCCATTGTTTAGATTTACTCTTAATAAGATTTTTATCAATATTAATTTTTTCTTTTTTGGGTTTAACTAACCAATTATTACTCAGTAAAGAATAAACACCACTACTAAAATGTGATTCCGATTCGTCTTGGACATAAACCTCAACATCGTACCCGTATATGGTTATATCATGTTTATCATTATAGATTGTTTTTTTTAACCTAAAAAGTTCTTCGTATAAAGGTAATTCTTGTTTTGAGAATTGTTCAAAATCTGCAACGATATGTAAATCAATATCTGAAAATTTAGACCAATTAAAATTAGCCAATGAACCGGTCATTATAATATCGGATACGACAACATCAACATCTAAAAAAGATATAAATTCGTGTGCAATTTCCAATAACTTAACCCTAACTTTAGGGTTCATTTTATATTCTTGACCTTTTGATTTATACCAAATTTTAGAGTTTAAATCGTTTTGTTGTTTAAATGACGATATAATAGAATTTATATTATCCATAATACATAAATATTACGGTAATCTAATTTATCACACTTTACTGTATTTGTATTTTTTAGAAATATTCGTACTAAAAAATTTCCCTTGAGATTCCGTCATTCTAAATCTAGTGTATACCTCGTGAGGTAACTCAACATATTTATATTTAAGACCATTTTTAAATTCAACAATCATTTCTTTTGATTCGGTATCATATTCGGTTCTTACAATATTACTTGATTGGACTTCATTCAATATCTTAGTCCCAACAATTTCTTCCTTAATTATACTCATATATTAACAATGTTTATATCATATATTAATCAGATGTTCGGTTAAAGTAAATCACACTCATGAAATATCTTTTAAATTATTAAATTATGGTAGGTTGATATTTTATTAATATATAATTATGTTTGTATTATAAAAATTAAATTATGATAGAATCAATGGATAATAGCAACAAGGGTAAACCACCAAAGACAGGTTCAGAATCCTCAACACCAGTACTTGATAATTTTAGTCGAGATTTGATTAAATTAGCTGAACAAGGTAAATTAGACCCTGTTATAGGTAGAGAGATGGAGATAACTAGAATCGCACAAATTCTATCTCGTAGAAAGAAAAATAACCCAATTATAATAGGTGAGCCTGGTTGTGGTAAGACGGCAATAGTTGAAGGTTTGGCTATTAAAATTTATGAGGGTGATTGTCCTCGTAATTTAATAGATAAAAGAATCGTTTCTTTAGATATGACATCAATCGTGGCTGGTACAAAATATCGAGGTCAATTTGAGGAGAGAATGAAAGTTATTATTGAAGAGATACAAACAACTCCAAACACAATTGTTTTTATTGATGAAATTCACACCATTGTAGGTGCGGGTAACACATCAGGTTCATTAGACGCGTCAAACATATTTAAACCCGCACTTGCACGTGGGGAAATCCAATGTATCGGAGCCACAACATTAGACGAATACCGTAAAAATTTTGAAAAAGATGGTGCATTAGAACGTCGTTTTCAAAAGGTTATTGTTGATGCCGCCACCAAAGAGGAGACATTAGTAATCTTAACAAACGCCAAAGACAAATACGAATCATACCATAAAGTTTCGTTTTCAAACGATGTTTTAAAATTATGTGTTGATTTAGCTGACAGGTATATTACAGACAGAGAATTCCCTGATAAGGCGTTTGATATTATTGATGAAGTTGGTGCACGCAGTCAAGTTGATATTAAAATGCCCGAAATCATTGAGAAATTAAGATTAGAAGCCTCTCAACTTAAGGTTGATAAGCTTGAAGTTGTTAAGCGTCAGAATTATGAGGAAGCAGCTAGTTTAAGAGACAAAGAAAGAAGAATCATAACCAAATTAGAATCAGAAAAAGATAAATTTGAAAAAGAACTATTAAATAGTAAAAAAGAAGTTTCAAGTGAGTTGGTTTATGAAGTGGTATCAAACATGACTAAAATTCCAATTAATAAGTTAAACTCAGATGAGACAAAATCATTGTCAGAGTTGGAAAATGTTTTATGTAGCAAAGTTATTGGTCAACATGAAGCAGTATCAAAAATTGCAAAATCCATTCGTAGAAATCGTGTGGGAATTAAAGACCCAAAAAAACCAATCGGTTCCTTCATATTTTTAGGTTCAACAGGTGTGGGTAAATGTTTTATAGGTGACACAACGATTAAAATACGTTCTAAAATTACCGGTAATGAGGAAATTGTGAATATAAATGATTTCATAACTAAACTAAAACGTTAACCAAACCCAATATAACCTAAATAGATAAATGTCTTGAATTTTTAGGTAAAAAATAATAAATTTGTAAAAATAAATAATATGAATAGAATTGAGGAAATTCAAAAAAGGGTAGAAAAATTAGATAATGTTTTTTTATTTGATAAAAACGAATTAGAATCGTTAAAAAAGATTACTAACACAATTAAAATATCTGATTATGAAATATTAACCGATACCGGTTTTGTTGATATTGAGGCATTACATGAAACAATACCTTATGAGGTTTATCATCTTAAATTATCTGATGGTAAAGAACTCAAATGTGCCGATAACCATATTGTTTTTTATATTGAAAATATGGTGGAAGTTTTTGTGAAGAATTTGAATGTTGGTGATAAAATATGTGTATTTGGTGATGATAAATTAGAAGAATGTGAAGTTATATCAATCAATAGTTTAGGTTACAAAGAAGTAATGTATGATTTAGAATTAAAAGAGGGTTCAAATAGAAGGTACTATACTAACGGTATTTTGAGTCATAATACATATTTAGCCAAACAATTAGCTAAAGAGATATTTGGTAGTGAAGATAATATGATTCGTGTTGATATGTCTGAGTATCAAGAAAAACACACAATTTCTCGTTTGATTGGTGCACCTCCAGGATATGTTGGTTATGATGAAGGTGGTCAATTAACCGAACAAGTTAAAAATAAACCATATTCCGTGGTATTATTTGACGAGATTGAGAAAGCCAACAAAGACATTTTTTCTTTATTATTACAGGTTTTAGATGATGGTCATTTAACAGATGGTCTTGGTCGTAAAATAAACTTTAAAAATTGTGTAATTATTATGACATCAAATGTTGGGGTTAAAAAACTACAAGATTTTGGTGTTGGGGTTGGATTTGAAACAAAGGCTAGTTCTTACATTAAAGAAGAACAAAAACGTGAAATGTTAAAAAAAGAACTTAAGAAATTTTTTGCACCTGAATTTTTAAATAGAATTGACGAAGTGATAATATTTAATTCGTTGGTAAAAGACGATGTTAAGAAAATTGTTAAGATTGAATTGGATGAATTAACAAAAAGATTAATAAGTTTAAATTACAACATCGCATTTGATGATACGATTTTAAATATGATTTCTGAGATTGGGTTTGATGAAGTGTATGGTGCCAGACCTATAAAAAGAGCAATTCAGGACAAATTGGAAGATTTTATTTCTGAAGAAATTCTAAAGGGTACGGTTATTGAAAATACTAAATATACGTTGGTGTCAGAAAATAATGAAGTTAAGTTTAAGGGGACCAAAAAGGGTAATAGAAAGAAAAAAGAGGGTGAATAACCCTCTTTTTTTATAAATATAAATATTGTTTTCTCTGATTTGGTTTGTGTTCGTATTTCTTATATCCCAAACCGTCAATTAATTCTTTTCCGGTTTTAATACCATTATATACATCCTCAACAACGACATATTCATTTGGTGTGTGGTATCTATAATACCCAATTGCAAAATTAATACAAGAAAAATCAAATTTTTGTTTTAAAGCATAAACATCCGTATAGGGGTGTGATTCGTATTTTCGGTTTTCATTAAAGGTTTCAAGTAGTACTTTATCACATATTTGAAAAAATTCACCCCCCCTATCAAAAAGTTGAATACCCATACAATATTCACTTACCATCCAACTGCCCGGTGCATCAAATTGAATCGCGTAACCAACATTATTGAAAAAATTCTTGTCGGCATTGCTTGAACCATGACAACCCGTCTCCTCAGAAACAAAAAACGCAACCTTCAAGTTGGGTAATTCTTTCAATAATTCCAAACAGGCGAATACACCACACTTATCATCACCTCCAATACCAGTAGGATTTCCTTCATCATTATAACCTTTTAGTGCGAGTTTTACCTCACCTCGGTCGTTAGGTAGTTGTTCTTCACGAACATTAATAATATCAAGTTGGTGTACAGTATCGGTATGTGCCACAACACAAGGAAAATACTCAACGTTTTCATCAGTTTGTTTAGTCACATAAATGTTGTAGTAATCGTCAACTTCAAATGAATAATTATTCTTGGTTAACCAATCAACCAAAAATTCAATCATTCTATCTTCTTTATATGTTTTTGTTGGAATGGATAGCACATCCTTCAACAATTTATAATCTCTCTCCATAATACAAAGGTAAGACAATTATTTCAATTTACGAAATTTTTTTTGTTCAAATAATTCAGGCTGATATAAAAACACATTAAAATCTTCGGGACTGTACCTTCTTCTATCCTGATTACTATACGGTTTTTGTGTTGCAACCATAAGTAATTGTTTTTTAACATCAACATCATAAATATTAAAAGTTAAATCAGGGTTTTTTGGGGTTTTGTACCATGTTCCAACTTTATATTTATCTAATATAGGTGATACTTCATCAATAAACTTTTTCATGTCCACAAAATTTTCATCATCGGTTAATTTATCCATTATTTTTTCTAATTGATAATCAACACTTCTATCAAAACTTTCTTGGTCAAAATCAATACAATCTACTTCGTGCATATAATAGTACCAATCACCACCAATACTAATATCTTTACCTATTTTTTCTAAAACTTCATATATTGTCAAAGATGTATCATTAACCATTTTATATAACCTCAATAGTGCAGATATCGTTGTAAAATAAGAAGTAAAACAAGTTTTCCTAAATATACCATATAGTTGAAATGCTTCGCAAGTTTCAGACACAATCATTTCTACAGCACCTCTATTTTTACAATTATTTCTTTCTGAGGTATATTCCCACTTTATTTCATCAACTTGTCTTTTAAACATTGTTTCTAACAAATTAGACGATTGTTCAAAATCTTCATCATCTTCAAGTTTAGAGTATATAGGTGCAATTAATTTTAATATATCGGAAACTTTTGCCAAATTTTCAGGACCAAAACCTCTAATAATATATCCTTGTTTCCAATCATCATCAGCCCAATCGCCACTTTCAAATTCAAAATTATCATCATAATGTGAGTATACGGCATTTGCGAACCATATATCATCATTAGATAAATCAAATAATTTCCAATAGTCCTCATAATTTTCAAAATACAATTTAATCATGCTATTTGCGGGATATTTTGAGTTAAATTTAAACCCATTGATTAAGTCATCAACACTTTCTAATTCACTTAAAGTATATTCTTCACCATTACTAATACTAACTAACGTATCATATATTTGACTATTATCGGTATTTTCCATATTTATAAATATATAAAATTTGTTATTTGTAATAATAATAACTATCTTTGTATTAGAAATAAGTTCTTTAACATATGGGGGTAACTTGGAATTGACTGACATAGTTGGTTATTCGGGGCACGCAGTGAGAAGGTTCCTATCACTTAAATCTATGGAGTCAATAATTAGACGGAAACGTTCTAAACACAATGGCGACTATCGGTCTTATCCGTGAAGACGCTACGGTTGTAGCCTAAGGGATTAGGAAACACCATTCGGGTCGAGAGGACATTAACCCAGGAACAGAAGTCCTTATAAAGGTGTGGTTTCTATCTTAAAAGGAACGAGTGGAGGATTAGTTCTCAGTAAACCGAACCACTTTAAAAATAAGGGAATTGTGAAATTTCGGAACATTAGCTTAAATGTTGTCCTAAGCGTGTAGTCCTTAGTAGTCAAGATGGGCAACACGAGGGTTCGAATCCCTCTACCTCCAGACCATTAATTAATCTACCTCCACGCGGTAATGGTTGGGAACGGGTAAATCCGGCTAAAAGATTAAAAAATGTGGAGATATTCGGTTTTTACCTAAAAACATACTATTTATTAGTATGGAGGAAAAAACTAAATATCATAGACCACAAGAAGAGGTTAAATGTCAATCTTGCGGAGTGGTCTTCAAAAAAGATTGTAGTGAAGTAAGACGTAACAATAAATTAGGTGTCGGTCATTATTGCTCACGTTCTTGTGTTAGAATTGGCCGGGTCTCTAATAAGTTAGGTAACCCAAAAAATCTAAAACCTGATAACTCTAAAGACAAATACACGGGTTTAAGGGAACACTTATCACGAATAAAAAAAAGAGGTAAGGAGATTAACATTGATTTGGACGATTTATATACTATATGGACAAATCAAAATGGTGTATGCCCGTATACAGGAGTCCAACTATTACATCCTAAAGATAGTAAAAACAAACCTATCTTATATAAAGCATCGTTAGATAGAATAGATTCTTCATTAGGTTATGTAAAAGGTAATATACAATTTGTTAGTGCAGCTGCTAACTACGCTAAAGGTAGTATGTCACATGAAGAAATGATAGAATTTTGTAAACTAGTATGTGAAAAATGGAGATAGTCCTCCACTTATTAAAACCTCATCTTCGGATGGGGTTTTTTTTTATGCATTTAAATTACACAAAAAAAAAGGGAAAGTAATAATACTTTCCCTTTCATGAATTGTTACGTGTTACAACATTATTTCACGTTTAGTAACACACCTGAACCACCAGCCACCGTGGTCGGTAGAACCCCATTCCAATTGGACCACTTAATATATTCAATATACTCAGGTGTCAATTCTCTTTGTTTAATTTTGATTGACATGGACTCAGCACTTGCGTTGATGATTTTTTGCGCGGAATCCCCCCTAGCGATTGCGATTTTTTCTTGAGCTTTAGCCTCAGCAACCAATTTACGTTGATAAGCCGCTTGTGCTTCCTGAACCGCCTTTGTTTTAGACTCAATTGCCTCTTGTAATGATTGTGGAGGGATAATATTAGTCCTCAATTGTGAAACGGTGAACCATTTTGAAACCCTAACATTACATTCAGAAACAATCGCAGCTTCAAACTTTTCTCGGTCGTTAAAAATAGCATCAACCTCCCATTTATTCGCGACATCATTTACGGATGAAATAATCGCGTTTTTCAACCAACCCTGCTCAATTTGACTAATGTCTAACCTTAAATTAGTATACAAATCTCCGATAGCGTCTTCCCGAAGTGAGTAGTTGAAACTTGGTTTAATTTTTGCCGCAAATCCACCCTTAGTAATAACTGTTTGTCGTCATAATCAATGTGTTGTTGATATAGGGGGAATTCTTTTATTTGTTCCGTCCATGAATTATATACTACCCATCCTGTCTTGTATTGATAGTCAGCGACACCACGGTCATTACCGGTTAGATTAACCTTCAATCCTTTATGACCGGTATCAATTCTCTCAAGTGAAAACGGTTGAATAAAGCTTAGTAACAAACCTAAGAAGAAAACTACAATTGGTTTTACCAACCACATGAAGTTAAATTCTTTGTATCGGCCATCAGTAGTATACATATTGTTTTTTGTCATGAACATAATGAAAAGGGATAGTCCCAGTGAAATTAAGAAAATGATAAATGAAAACATGTTTTTTTAGTTTTTGTTAATAATATATTTAATTGTTTTTTTTCCCACATAAAAAGTCAAACCAAGCCAGGTGAGAACTGAGATTAGTTGGAGGATTGAGTTTGTTTCTCTACTGATAACATACTCACCGATTAGATGTGTGACGATACCTAGTATCAACCACATCAATACGATTAAAAATTCTTTCATTTCATTACTTTTAGTTTTAATGGTTATATAATTATTTCATCACAAAGTTAAATAAAATTTAATTAAAAACCAAATTTTTTTAAAATAAAAAGGGAAAGTAATAATTTTCATTACACTTTCCCTTTTCTTTTGACCTAGGAATTTAAACCTAATTATGTTGTTGGTGAGACAACATAAATTACCTTTTTCGTTGGTGGTTGCTAGCTTCACGGGTATGGGATTTTGTTAGATTTTTTAGTTTTAAGACATTTAAATCCTTGTGGTGATAATACCGTCCACAACTTAAAAAAAAGGTCTTCAAATTTTTTTTTCTATCCCATTAAGGTGTTTTGATTCACCTTGATTGATAAAATTTATATGTTTTTTTCTTTTTTGACGAAAAAAAGAGGTGTTTATAAATTCAAAAGATTATCACCAACCGATAAAACGTATGAATAATTTAAGTTTAAGTTTTACTCATTAACTAAGGATTATCATAATCACCTTATTTGGAGTCACGTTGCGGGAGACGGGTTCGAACCGTCGACCTTTAGGTTATGAGACTAATGAGCTAACACTGCTCCATCCCACAATTTATTTACAAAAAATAGGCTGAGAATACACCTTTGATTGAGAACCTTTAGGGACATTATTGTTTCTTCCCGTTTCCACTTCCTTTTGAGAAGTATTTCTCAGTGACGGTTATTTAGGACAACCACACCTTGAGGTTTGAATTACTCTCATCTTACTTGACTCTTTCCGAGGATGCCTCCCCAGTTCGTCCTTGCGGGACTAAAGGTTTTTCGGATAATTACACATCGACTTGGGGTCTTTGTGTGCAATGAACGGCTCATTACTATGTAGTCACCTTTCATCTAAACCTGACGGACACTTTTCCTTTCTAGTTATAAATGTTACCTTTTTAACATAAAAGTTTTTGTGTCGTGGATTGTCGAAGTAGTGGTCCGCCACCCGAGCCAACCCATCTTTTGAACGAGTCGATACTCAACTACTCCGTGAAATGTCCCCATTTCCATACTTCAAGAACTCTTCGAATTATTACCTTGGTGGGTAATTAATAAGGACGATGTCAGCACCACCTGTTACTCATCTTGTCTTTCTACGTTAAGATTCCTTTGATATTGGAACTCGCAATT